TTAAATAAATGTTTATTTACATATTGAATAACTAATCGTAATGAATAAATATTATCTACTGGTATATCAAAAAAACCTTGGATTTGAGATGCATGAAGATCCATAACAATTAAACGGGTAATACCAGCAGTAGTAAGCATATTTGCTACTAATTTAGCAGATATTGGTTCTCGTGAATTTTCTTTTTTATCTTGACGAGCATAGGGATAACAAGGCATAATAAGATTAATTGTATTTGCCATAGAACGCTTACAAGCATCAATTAATAATAATGTTTCCATAATATAATCATTTACGGTATTAATTGTATCATTGGTACCAGTTTGAATAATAAAAATGTCTTTATTTCGAATATTTTCACAGATATTTATTTTAATTTCAGTATTACTAAATTTTGAAATTTTACATTCACATAACTTAATATTTAAATGTGTTGATATTTTTTCTGCTAATAATTTATTAGCATTGCCACTTAATAATACAATATTATCTAATTTATCCATATATACATATTATTTCATCTTTTTAAATCTTTTTACATCATATTAATTAAAATTTTTATTTTGTTCTACAATTTTATTATATATTTCCTTCTCATTATCTAAATAATCAAATGAATCCATAATAATTTTTTTATAATCATTGTTTTCTTCACACACTTTTTTTATAATAGTAAAATATTTTTCATGTAATTTTTCACAATCTGCCACTTCTTGGGGCATCCTATCAAGTGTTTTTATATTTTTTGTATTTATACTTTTTAGAACTAAGAACTCACTAAGAAAATCTTCTGTATATGTACATTTAAATAGATTAATAGATGGTAATCTAATATTTTCATAATCACCTAATGAATTAAGCTTAGGTGTAGCAATTTCAGTATATTTATATTTTGTTTCATCATCATTTTTAAAATAATGAAAAATACAACATTTTAAGTTATAATTTATTTGATGACCAATAAAATCAATAACTATATTCATATCTCTATCAGTAAATTCTTTTAGAATATTTTTACTCGCAAACTCAGTTTCTTCAATATTTTGAAGAATCATATATATTTTATTTTTACAAATCTTCTGTATTTCATTTTTTTCACTACCAGATAGTAAACTCCAATTCATTTTAAGTGGATTTCTTATAGTATCCATTTCAGATGAACTAATAGGATGTTTTCTTATTTTTTCAGAAATTTTTTCAGCTAAGAAATTTTTTGAATCATACATTAAATGACTTGTATCAATACAACATTTACTTAAACAGCAGAATATTTCTAGACAGCACATTTTTTATATAATATATAAAAATAATCAATTTTACTTTATACTATTTATAAAATAATAAATAAAAATAATAAATAAAAATAATAAATAAAATAAAAGTAAATTATATAAAATAGAATGAGTGAGATTGAAGCTAATTTTTATAAGTTATTAAAAAAAATGAATGATAAAACTATTAAAAATTATAATGAAGTACAACCATGGGAGAATGATATAGAAAATGGTATTAATAAGTTTTTTGGTAATATGTTTTCGTCTTATGAAGATAAAGATAATAAATGTTTTAATGTTAAAAATAGGGAATAAGTATCCCATTCTGAATTATGTACATTACTTTTTATTTCAGATTTTAATGAAAAATGTTTATAAATAGTACCACTTGAATATTTAGATGTGTCTATATTATATGAACGAAATATATGTCGTATATCTAAGAACTTAGAACACCACATTCTATATTTTGAGTCTATATCTATTTTATATAAATCCATATTTTCATGAATTATTATATAATCATTTCCATATGAATATAATGGTAAATTTTCAGAAAAATTATAGAAATTTTCCATAACAATTTCAAAATCTAAACCACAAGTATTTATTTTATTTTGTGTAATACTAGTTAGATTAATAATATAACTAGATAATTCTGTATTTATTCGTGGTTTAATATAATAATTAAATTTATCTAGAATAATAAGTGTATTATTTTTTTTTTCAACTTTTAAGGCAGAAATGCTAATTAATTCTTTGTGTTCCCAACATAAAGACCAATTTCTTTCTTGACTTCCTTCCCAAGCAGTAAATTCAGTATCAAATAAAATAAATTTAGATGGAATCATTTATAATTTTTAATAATATTTTAATATTAAAATATTTATTTTAATTCCAATTTAAAAATATTATTAATAATTAATGATAAATAAACATAATGGTGGTGGTATTATATCTGATTTACAAAATATTCAATCTGAATTAGCATATACTACTGATGATACATATTTATTTAACTATAAAAACAAGGAACGGGATCTAGAAAAATTACTTTATAAATTAAGTAAATATGAAAAACATTGTAAAAAAAAAAGAAAAAATAAAATAAAAAAACAAAAAGAAGCTCAAGAAGAAGAAATACAAAATATTAAAGTAAAAAAAACACAAAAAAAACACTCTAGAAAAGATTCCGAACAAAAACCAAAAAAAGAGAAAAAAACAAATAAAAAAACAGAAAAAAAAATAAAATCTGAAGTCAATGAAACAGTAGATAATGTTGAATCCGAACAAAAACCAAAAAAAGAGAAAAAAACAAAGAAAAAAAAAGAAAAAAAAATAAAATCTGAAGTTAAAGAAATATTAGATAATGTTGAGTCCGAAGAGAAAACAGTAAATATAAAGGAAATATTAAAAAATAATGGTATTAAAACTTTAAGTGGTGGAGATAATAATCCATACTTTGAAAATATACCAAATTCATTATTTATTCCAATAATAGGTCCAATATTATTTGAAAATAATAAAATAAATATTAATAATAATAATAATTTAGTAAATGACTTATTACTATTTACTGCAAGTCATATTTTAAATATATTAGAATTGTATTGTATAATAGATTTAATAATAAATAAGGATAATATTACGGTCGATAAGTTATTAGTTATATTTACTGTATTAGTTATTAGAATATTATCATCTATAAGTGTATATAAAAAAAAACAAAAAGATAATTTAAATCTAAATAATAAGAATAATAAGAAAAATAATAAAAAAACGGATAAGGAAAATAATAATATGAATAATTTTATATTGTCATTTATTATTGTTATTCCAGTATTTATTGTATTATTTAATATAGAAAAATATGAAATGAGTGATAATATTATTTTATCATTAATAATAACTATATTATTTTTACCATATTTAAGATTACTTTATAATAATATGAATAAAAATGATTTTAATGATGATACTGCTAGATGGATAAATATAACAGAAAAAATAATATGTGCTTTAATAATTTTTATAATAATTAAAAATAATTTTGAAATAAAAGATATATTAGATTTTATAAAAAATATAAATAATAAAAGTGAAGATAAAATAGATAATATTAATGAATCTTTTTATAATGATAAAAAAAATGAATCTTCTTATAATGATAAAAAAAATAATATTCTATTACAAAACTTCAATAACTTATTTATAAAATAGGATATTTAATTAACTTAATTAACTTAATTAAATCTTAATATATTTAAAAAAAAAATATATATATTTATTATATATAGTAAATGAGTAATTATAAGACTACTAAAACATTTGAAGATAGAGAAAACGAATCTAAAGAAATTATTACAAAATATCCAAATAGAATTCCATTAATAATAGAAAAATTATCAAATAAAAATGATGGAATTATTCCAAATATAGATAAAAATAAATATTTGGTTCCAGATGATTTAACTGTTGGACAATTAATGTATGTTATAAGAAAAAGATTAAAATTAACCCCAGAAAAAGCTATATTTATATTTTGTAATGGATCAATATTAAATTCTAATTCAACAATGAGATCTGTTTATGATAATTACAAGGATAAAGACGGTTTTGTATATATTATTTATTCGGGTGAATCAACTTTTGGTTGAAAATTATGTTTCTTACCAAATTTCAAACTTTTTTGATGAATTAAACAAAAATCGGAATTATTTTTTCTAGTTCGAGCACATTGAGAACCAGATTTAATAATACCTAAACATCTTATTTCAGTATCTAATGTTTTTTTAATATCATGACAAATTTGATCGCTATTATCATATTTTTTTTTTATCATTTCTGGATCAATACATTTATCATCACATATTTGTTTTATAATAGTATCACATTCTTTATGAGTTATATCTATTAGATAATTTGTTATAAAATTTATAGACTTATATTTCATATAAAAACTATTATATACTATGATTTTAAGTCTTTTATATCCCATAAAATATTTCTTTTAAATTTTTAAATTCTTAAATACATTAAATTATATTTAAACAATACTATGTATATATATATATAATGAATAAAAAAACTGTATTGTCAGAAGATGAGTTAACCAAAATTGAAACTAGTTATAGTTTTGAATGTAAGGATGAATTTATGACAAAACGATTAGCAAATATTGAAAATAATATTCCTTGGAAACATGTTAAGAATAATACAAAAAAAAATAGATTTAGAAAGCAAGATGATAAAATTTTATTAAAACCTGATCCATATAAATTTGTTGAAATACCTAAAAATATGAAGGAAATAATAACAAATTTATGTAATAAAAATGATATAACTATACAATTATTAGCTGTAAAATGTAACTTACCATTACATATTATTGATAATTATATGACTAAAAATAATAATTTAGATAATTATTATTTACAAATTATTTTAAAAAATTTAAATTTTGATTTATTAGAATATATTGAATCACAAAAAAAAACTAGTGATTAATTATTAATATAAACTAATTTGTAATACAAATAATATAAAAAAATACTGTTAATATTTTCTAATGATTAAGTTAGATTCATATAATAAAATAGATATATTATATCGTAATTATGTTAAACAATTTAGTCCAGCTTATATTAAAGGTAGTTCAATATATGTAGGAAAATCCTTAAAAAATTGTATAAATATTAATAAAAATATAGCAATTCAAAATCTAATAAAGACATATAAAAAGAATTTCATTGATTTATATATGAATAGTAATAAAATTCATGATGAACTTATAGCTGAAAATATATGTATAATATGTTTAGAACCATTAAATGAAAGTATCATAGATGTATGTCATAAATGCAATGTTCAATGTCATATACAATGTTTATATGATTGGTATAAAAAACAAGATGCAGAAATTTGTCCTATATGTTTAGAAACCGAAGAGTATTATTTAAATATATTAGAAAATGGTTCTAATAAAAATAATGATACTGATAATTCAAATGTAAATGATAATTTAAATTCAGATGTAAATGATAATTTAAATTCAGATGTAAACGATAATTCAAATTCAAATTCAAATATAATTAATTATATAAATGAGATTAGAAGTTATACATTTTCCAGAAATAATGCAATAGCAGAAAATAATATAAGAGAAGAGAATAATATAATAGCTAGAAATAATATAATAGCTAGAAATAATGTCCATAGAATAGATAGAGATTTTGTTATATATGATAATAATGAACCACTTAGATTTTGTTTTTGGATATTATGTTTTAGTTTTTGTATATTTATATTTATATTAAGTATTGTATAATAAATAAGTTATATAAAATAATGTAAATATGAATATATAAATAATTTATTTTATGAATGGAACATTCTGTTGAAATAAAAAATGCATTATGTATAATATGTTTAGATCCATTAAATGATAGTATAATAGATGCATGCGATACTTGTGAAGTAAAATGTCATATAAAATGTTTATATGAGTGGTATAAAACAAACAATATGGAAATCTGTCCTATATGTTTAAAAAAAAATAAAACTATTTCAATTATAAATAATGATTTATATGAAGAAAATGAAGAGGTAATTCAAGAATATGAAAATATTGTTCGTAATCAAAATACAACTAATGAAATAAATGAAAATAGAAATAGAAATAATATATTACAAATAGATGAAGATCTTCGTCGTTATTATGAATTACGAAAAGTTCTAATGATGATAACTTGTATATTTATATTTTGTATAATTTTATTAAAAATATTACTTAATTAATAAATGCGCGTATATATATATAAATAACTATAATTATAAATTATATGATTGAATCTATAGATCAAAATGAATCTATTAATTTAACTGAAAATGAATCTATTAATTTAACTGAAAATGAATCTATTAATTTAACTGAAAATGAATCTATTAATTTAACTGAAAATGAATCTATTAATTTAACCGAAGATGAATCTATTAATTTAACCGAAAATGAATCTATATATATAGAAATAAATAATACAGATATTTGTGTAATATGTTTAGAAAATCTGGATGATAATGTTAAAAAAGCTTGTTATAAATGTAATATAAAATGTCATAAAAAATGTTTAAGAGATTGGCATAAAAGTAAAAAAAAAAAGGTGTGTCCTATTTGTTTAAAAACTATGAATTATTATAGAAAACAGCGCCTTAGAGAATTATTAGATGAAAATGATGAATTAAATCAAGAAATAGAAACAGATAGTGATGTTGAGGAAATAATTATTAATAATAGAATGCGTAACAGATACTTTTATACAGATTTATATAGACGAATGTGCACAACTCAAAAAGTTTGTACTTATTTTATTTTTTGTATATTAGGCATGTATATTTATAGATTTTATTATTAAAATAATAAATTATTATTAATGAATTAAGTTATATTTTTAACTAAATATAGTCTTGTTTTATATAAACTGTTTAATAAATTATCTATATAATCTATATAATTTTGAGATAAATTTTGGGTTTTTATATAATCAGATAAAAATTCTATTCTTTTACAAATAATTACATTTTCAATAAAATCTGAATATTTTTTTTTTTTAATTAATGTAGATATTGTATATAACTTATTGATTTTTTTTTTACCAAAAAATTTTTTTAAATATTTTTTCTCTATATCTAATACATTAAATTCCATAAGTTCAGATGTAGTTTTTGTAAAATTTGAATAATTTAATCCATAAAAATATTTATGAAATTTATATGGTGATTGAAAGCCCTCATCATCTTTTAGATCTATAAATTCAAAATTTCTATGTATAAATCTTTCTTCTTTTAAAGCATAGAATCCAAACATAAATAATTTATTATAATAAAATAAGATATATTTTTTAACTTAAATATAACAAAAAAAAATAATAAAAATTTGTATTTATTTTTGAAAATATTTTAATATCATATAAAAATATTTTTATAATATATACATATACAAATGGGTAATTCACATCCTCAAAATTCTCAAAATGATCATGATTCTAATACTATTTATGAAGTAGTTAATGTTGAAGATAATAATAAAATTAAAAATGAATATAATGAATTAAAAGAAAATTATCAGATGTTAAATAATGATTTTTATTCAAAAAAATGCGAAATTGCTAATTTAAAAAAACAATTAGAAGAAGCTAATAATAAAAATATAGAATTAGAAGAAGATCTAAAAAACTCATATTACTTAAATGATGTATTAGAAATAAAAACTAGAAACCAAATCAATGATTATAATAAATTAAAAGATAAATATGATAATTTAGAATATGCTAAACTAGATATTGAAGAAAAATATTTAAAAGAATTAGATTCTAAAGATTGTATTGAATATCTAAAAGAAAAAAATGAAGTCTTAGAAACAGACTTAAATAAACAAATAGTTAAATATAATGATGAAAAAAATTTAAATAATATATTAGGCCAAAATTTAGGTGATATGACTAAAAACTATGATAAATATAAAAATTTATATAATCAATCAATAATAGATAAAAACACAATTAAAAGTACTCAAGATCAATATAAGAAAGATTATAAACTATTATTAAAAAAAAATAATGATATATTTTCTAATATATCAACTAATTTAAATTCAAAATTATTCAAAAAACAATTATATGAATTTTTAGAAACAATATTTAAAAGTGAACCATATGTCTATAATGAAATTATAGAAAATATTATAAAATTAGTATTAGCTAATATATTATTACAAAAAATGAAAGTAAATTGAAAAAAGTGAATTAAATGAAAATATATTAAAATTCTTTACAAATACCAAAACTTCTTCTATGGAATTCACTAATTCCATATTTTTTTATGTTATCCATATGTGTTTTTGTACCGTAACCCATATTACTAAGTAAATCGTATTTTTCATTTAATTCTGGATATTCAGCACATAATTTTTCTATATACCAATCATGTTCAACTTTTGCTAAAATAGATGCAGCGGCTATACTATAATATTTATTATCACCTTTAGGAACACAAGTATAAGGTACATTACTATATTGATTAAAATTTGTACCATCTACTAATATATGATCTACATCAATTAGTAAATTATCTAGATTAGTATGCATTGACTTCATAGTTGCTTGTAATATATTTATTTTATCTATTTCATCATTTTCAATATATTTAACATTCCAGTCTAATGCAGTATTAGTAATATAGTGATATAATTCTTCTCTTTTTTTTTTAGATAATTTTTTAGAATCTTTAATAATATAATTCGGATCTTCTGAATAATCTTGAGGCCAAATAACAGCTGCTGTATAGACTCTTCCAAACATACAACCTCGTGCTACTTCATCTAAACCAACTTCAATAATATTTTTTTTACTAGAGGTTTCCATTATAATAATATACAGTTTGTTCCTCTATATAATTTAATTATATTAAAGTCTTTACCAAAATTATTTGATTGTTTTATTACATATAATATATGTCCTAATACTATTAAGATTAATATAATATATTTTAAATAAGTACTTATTTTAGTTAATTGTTTAACTTTTTCTTCATTTTTTATATTTGTATAATAATTAATGTAATCTTCGTTTATAAATAATATTATCATAAATATATATATAATAATTGTTGTTCTTAGTAAATTTTTAGTAAATAATATAAATAAAAACCATATAAGGATACTTTTAATAAAATGTTCCTTAGGGGTTGTTTTTTTATCAAAAATTGTTAATGATGTATATATTAAAAATATTAATGTTACATGTTTTAAATATGGATTAATACTAAATATATTTTGAATCTTACACCCTAATACATCTTGAGCATAATTTGTTAAAATACTTGCACTCAATATAAATAAAAATGGTATAACTCCCGTTAGATTTTTAATATCAAACATTATAATAATATAAATTATTTTTTTTTTAATTTATATTAATATAAATGGTTATTGAAAATAAACATAAAGAAGAAATACGAACTAAAGTAGATGGGAAAATATGTTCTAAAGCTTCAAGAAAAGATAATAAAATAAATAAATCACAATTAGAAGATTGGCTAGTTGATTCTGAAGTTATGGGAGATCAAAAAAAAACTAGACGAGCCGCAAAAAAAATGCATTATGAAAAAGCATGTGAAGAATTAATAAACGCAGAAAATCCTCCTTTAGAAAAGGTTGTTATTTCTGATTCTAAAACTAAAGAAGATGAAGACTGTTTAAAAAAAACACATAAAAATATAAGAGTTTTAGCAAAAAAATATAATTTAACTACATCTGGTTCTAAACAATATTTATGTAATGAATTAAAAAAAATTGGATATATATTTAATGATAATAATGAAATCCTTGAATCTCCTAAAAAATGTTATAAATTGCGTAAATCAGAATGTGAAAGTGATAAAACTCCAGATTGTGACTGGCTACCTCAAATTGCAAAAGGTAGTAAACTAAAAGGTTTTAAAGAAAGTAAAAAGGGTTATATTGCCCGCTTAAAAGTTTTAGAAAAACTTAATGGAACTAAAAAAAATGATAAATATTATGAAGATTTATCATTAGATGAAATAAAAAAAATACTTTCTAAATATGGCATAAAACAAATGGGTGCTTTTTGTATAGAAAAAAACAAAGCTAATCTTACAATGAAACCTTTACAATCAATGCAAAAAAATATAAAAAAATATTTATCAGAGTCCTCTGATACTAAAAATATTCAAGATACTAATTTAGAAACATTAGAAGAAACAAATAATACAGTTGATGCATTAAATATTGAATCTCAAAATATTATAGCCGATACCGAACTTGAAGAACCAAAACCAGATCCATTAGTAGAAGAAGAAACATTACAAGAACCTAAAGAAGAACCAAAACCAGACACATT